ACCAGCGCGTTCAGGACGTACAAACATTCCCCGATGGGGTGCCCGGCAGGGCAGGTGTGCGGGAAGGCCCACCGGGCCGGCGCCCACGCGGTGGGCGGGGCCGGGGGCAGGTCGGTCGGCGGGGCGCCGGCGGGGGCCTCGGGCTTCGTTCGGGCGGGCGCGGTCGCTGTGGTCATCGTCTGCTCATCGCTCCTGGTGTCAGGTCGTCGTCAGCGGCAGCAGCCGCTTGCTCTTGAGGAACGCCGTTACCGCCTTCTCGACCGCGGCCGCCTTCTCCACGTCGATGTCGAACGGCCCGCAGTCCGGCGGCGGCGAGCCGAGCAACTCGTGGGTGCGCCGCACGAAGTGCGCGGCCTCCTCCTCGGTGCGCCAATCGGGGGCGCCCAGCAGCTGCTCGCCCCAGACGACCGGCACCGGCTGCCACTTGCCGTTCGGCGCGAACCAGCGCACCTGCGGGAAGCGCACCTCGGGCGAGGGCGTGTCGGGCGGCCGCGGGCTGAGGTCGAAAACCCGGATGTTGAAGTCCGGCGGCACGTCCAGGGCGGCCGCCTGCAACCCCAGCGCGTAGGCCACGGCCCGGTCGTCCTTCTGCCCCTCGGGCGCCCGCATGGTCGCGCCCTCGATGGACGCCAGCTGGGTGAACGTCGTAAACGAGTGCAGGACCGTCTCCTTGTCCCGGAAGGCGTCGGCGGCCGTGGTCCAGAGTTGGGCCTTGCTCCTGGTGGTGGTGTTCCAGCCGTCGCGCTGGTCGTGGTCGCGCAGCAGCTCAACCTGAGTGTTGTCCCTCAGCCAGAGCAGGACGGCGTGGCCGTGGTTGTTGCGCTCCACCAGCGCCGCGGCGCGGTTGTACCACGAAGAGACGGCGGCGGCGTGGCCGGCGAAGACGGTGGGGTCGAAGCGCCCGGCCAGGGCGGCGCACTCCTCGCCCGTCTCGGCGTCCAGCACCTCCAGCGCGCTGTCGTCGGAGGTCGGGTTGCCCTCGGCGGGGTCGGCGCCGACGACGTAGCGGCGGTTGGGGCGCGGCGGGGCGTACACCTCCAGCCCGGGGATCGGCGGGGCCTCGGGCGGAGGGGCGGCCAGCGGGGCACGCTCCCGGTAGCACTGTTGCAGCCAATCCGCCGGTAGCCGCTTGTCGAGTGACCGCGGCGCCAGCGCCTCGGCGTCGGTGGCCGGGTACTGCTCGAACAGGTCGTCCGGGGCGCCCGTCCGGGCCAGCACGTCGCGGCGCTGGGCCTCGTACCACGCCGCGTCGCGGTCGGGGCGGGCGTGCCAGGGCAGGAAGACCGGCACCCAGCCCGACCCGCCGGCCCGCGCCGCCCGGTAGACGCGCTTGAAGGCGGACTCCGGCTGGGACTTGTCGGCTCGGCTAATGAGCAGCAGCCGGCCGGCGGCGTCGATGGTCGGCTTGACCGCCCGCAAGAGGCGGTCGAGGTCGGGCACCAGGTCGGCCTCGTCCACGACGGCCAGCGTGGCGGTGTAGCTGTCGCCGGCGGTGGTCGGGAAGGCCAGCACCCGCGAGCCGTTGTCCAGGCCCCACTCGTGGCCGTTGTCGGCCACGACGCGGCCGGCCCGCAGCCAGGGCGGCAGCCGGCCGTGCATCTGCTTCAGCCGCGACAGCAGCTCGGTCGCCTCGTCGTCGCGCTTGCTGAAGAGCAGCACCGTGGCGACCGGGTGCAGCAGGACTTGCCACAGCGCGAGGGCCAGGGCCAGCCAGGTCAGCCCCAGCTGTCGGGCCTTGAGCACCACCAGCAGCCGCTCGTCCTGGAACTGCCGCGCGACGTCGCGCTGCGCCGGCCACAGCCTGAAGGGCACCCAGTCTGGCGCCCCGCCGGCCGTCTCGCTGAGGACCTGGCAGTAGGTGTCCGCGAAGTAGGCGAAGTTGCGGCGGCACCGCTCCCGGTAGATGGCCTCCAAGGGCGGCAGGGCGGTAGGCGCCTTCACGTCAGTTCCCCCGGTTGGCCCCATCCCCGGCGGCGACTTGCCGGGCGCGCTCGGCGAGCTTCGCGAGAACCTCCAGCTCGGTGTCGTCGAGGTCCTTCAGGGCCGGCATCCAGGTCGCCCACGGGGCCTGGCCGTCCGGCGTCGTGGGCGCGACCTTGGTCGGCGGGTAGAGTCCCTCCAGTTTGGCCTCATCTTGCAGGCAGGCCAGCGCCGTGCGGAAGTCGCCGGCCCCCATCGCGTGGGCGTACAGCGCCCGCCTTTGCAGCAGGTGGCGGTTGAGCAGGTGGGGGGCCTTCGCGTCGAAGCGCTCGGCGATGAGCTTGTCCGCGGCGGCGACGTAGTTCCACAGCTGCCGCTCGGACACGCCCCAGGCTTGCTCCGGCGCCGAAGCGTGCTGAAGTATGTCCGCGAACTCCGCCCCGGCCAGGCGGAGCTTGAACACCTCCTCAACCCGCTTCCTCATTTCGGCTTTGGTTGACTTCATGCTCTCCCACCTTGGTGTCGATCCATGCTGCGTGCCAGTCGTGCAAACCGGAATCGTTGATGACCGCCATTTGCTCCACGTTCCGGTTGGTGGACAAGTTCATGCTCCCCTCGAAAACCAGCTTCAGGCCGTCGGTGAACTCCAGGCAGGCGACCTTGGCGTGACACCGGGCCGAGGCGACCGCCTGGCCGCGTGCTTCGGCCAGCTCCTTGACGGCCCCGAAATACGTCTCCGGGTTGCCTTCCCGCATGAAGTCGGAGGACAGCAGCGCCAGCCGCTTGACGACGCCGCCGTCGATCCAGCCGGCCATCTCCTGCACGTTGCGCTTGCTGAACGAGAGGGTGGCCGCGCGCAGGGCCTCGCAGGGGGCGGGGCGCGAGCGCAGCACGCACGTCAGCACCAGGGCGAAGTCGAAATAGCCGGTTAGCAGCGCGTGCAGGCTCTGCCCCGGCCCCGGCAGGTGGGGCACCACTTCCGCGGCCCTCTTCAGCTGGGCCTTGCGCCGCAGCGACGCGCGGAACTCTCTGGCCCGGCGCGGCAGGTCCCCCGGCTCCCCCTTCCGGGCGGACGGCAGGCCGGGGAAGCCGGTGGTGAAGGCCACCGGCGGCGGGGTCGGGAAGGTCATGGCTACTTCTTCTTGCCTTTGCCGAAGTACAACGCATAGCCGCGCTTCTGGGCCTCGGTGCGCTTGCCCGACGGCCGGCGGCGGGGCCTCTTGTTGAAGCCGAAGTTGAAGTCGAGCGGGTCGGGTTTCTTCTTCGCCATCGTCGCGCCTGCCTTTCTCATTTGCCGTCATCCTTTGAGGGTTGCGAGCCACCGGAGAATCCCCGTCCTATGTCGGACAAGGACTCTCCGGTGCGAACGTTATCCCCATCGGGCGCTCGCCCCATCGAATCGGCGCTGCGTTGTTGGTCCGCGGTCCGCGCCCCGGCATTGCTGCCGGCCCCTGACGCCGCGCCAGACTCTGCGGGGCACCTGCCATCCCACCCCTGAACGTCTGGAAGGGCGGGCCAGTCCCCGCCCCCGTATCCAGGCCACCGGGCCGCTTCCGGCCCGGCCGCCCATTGCAAGATTGCCCCCGCGGTCGTCAGGCCAGAGGCCCGCCTCTGCCGCGGGGCGGGATGGATACTTCTCAGCCCTCCATCAGGGGCCGGCCGCGTTCGCACGCCAGCGGCGCCGGTCTCACGCGGCAGAAACGTTCCCCAACCGGGGGGTATGTGGTGCCCGAGTGCGGACCGCGGCTTGACTCGTAGAGCCGCCGACGCATAATGGATGCGTAGGGTCCCACACCCGATTTTGCGAGGCCCCGGTGTTGGTCGCACCGGGCCTCTTTTTTGTCTCTGACGGCCATCCCTGGCCCTTTCCCCGAACGTTTCCGTGAACGGTTTGGCCAACCATCTCTCAGCCGGCCTCGTTCTTCCGCCCGGCCGACAGCGCCTCCCGGGCGCGCTGCATGTCGCCGGGCAGCCAAACGTAGTCACCGCTTGAGTCCTTCGCGGGCGGTGCCAGCTGGCCCCGCCGCAGCAAGCTGTAGAGGCGCGTGCAGGGGACGCCCAGCTCTTTGGCCGCACCCGTCGTCTTCCAAAAGCCCATGTCGCTCACCTTCGTACCAAGGTCGCGGCGCCGGCCAAATGCGCGCCGCCGTCAACCACCGTTGTCGCCCGCGGACGACAAACTAATTTTCCAGCACTTTAGAGACATGGCAAGGATGACAAACCGTTTTGTCGTGCGACAGATCGGTTTGTCACGGGCGGCCCTTGCGGGCGCGGAAGTACCGCTGTTTTGCGGCAGCCTCGCTGATGCCGAGGCGGCCGGCGATGTCGCGCCAGCCGACCCCGTCCCCCCGCCAGGCCCGGATCTGCGCCACCGACGCCTGTACCTCCGGGTCGCACCCGCGCTTGCGTTGGAGCGGCCCCAGCGCCTGCAGCAGCCGGAGCCGGTCGGCGCCCGTTAGTTGCCGGGCGTCCCGGATGACGGCCTCGACGTCAGTACCCTTGCGGTGGGGCATGGCTCAGCCCCCCGCCTGGTTGGGCTTACGGCGGCCGCGGGCCAGCCGGCGAGTCTTCTGGGTCTTGAGGCTGGCGACCCATCTGGTGATGTCCGCCACGCGCCACCTGTTTTCGACGCCGGGCAGCGCGATCGGGTCGGGGGCCTGGCCGGCGGACCACAACCGGTACCAGGCGGTCCTGGAGATGCCTGCTACCAGCCAGGGCTTTCCCGTGGTGAGCTGGGCAGGGAGGGGTTGGGGCGCGGGGGTGGCGCCTTCGGGTTGGCGGGTCAAGGGGACCTCCGTTCGTTCCGTGGTCCC